GGCTTCCACTTGGTGAGCTTGGTAAGCAGCGGGATGTCGTGACGGATGATGTTGTGACCAATGATTTCATCCGCCTCGTCGAGAGCTTCGACGTAGTCCTTGGTCTGGTGAGGCCGGAAGCCAATGTAGCTCTCCGGCCCCTTCTCTACGTCGAGTAATCCCGCACAGTGCAGCTTCGTCGCGTTCGAGACAAAGCCGTTGCTCTCTGTGTCAGTCAGTAGTCTTAGAACGGTGCATCCTCCTCGTCGTTGTTCACTGCGTCACCGCTGGCAGCCTTGAACGGATTGGCGAGCTTGTAGCGCCCGGTGGGGATGTCCCATTCGAGCGTGTCCGCTTCACCTGTGTCTCCTGTGACGCGACACTTGAGCACCCTGAGGACCGCGTAGGCCTTCTTCTCCGGGTTCTGCTGGTCGCGCTCCATTGCGATGACGTTGTACGAGAGCTGTTCGATTGCGGCTGAGCCGCGCAGGTCGTTGAGACTGATGGCTGAACCCTCGTTGAAGTTCTTGCCCTGCGACCGCTTCAGATGGACGATGGCAATCACGCCGCAGCCCGTCTCCTTCACGAAGGAGGCTAGCTTGGTCATGAGGATGTCGATGTCCTTGCGCTCGCCCTCGCTGCCGCTCTCCAGACCGGAGGTGACAATCGAGATGTGGTCGAGCACGATGAAGCTGCAGCCACTCGCCGCCATGTATCGCATCATGGTCAGCAGGCGTTCGCTCTCCAGCGAGCCGAAGTGGTCGTAGAACATCATGCCGTCCCAGACCACGGCAGCGAGAGCAGCGTCCCACGCGTCGTCCGAGAGGCTCTCAGGATCACTGAGGAGCTGCTTCAGAGGGACACCGGCATGCAGCGCGCAGTAAGCGGCCACAGAGGTCTCGTTGTCCTCCTCCAGGTAGATGTTGCCAACCTTCAGTCCGTGATCGGTGCGCATCTGGTACGCGATGTCTCGCGCCAGCGTGCTCTTGCCGATACCGGAGCCTGCAGTGAGCGTGGTTACCTCTGCCGTACGCAATCCCATGAGCTTGTCGTTGAGCCCGGGGAAGCGAAGCACGTAGCCTTTGCGCTTCTTGGTCTTCAAGCGCTCCTTGGTGAACTCACGACCCTCACGGATACCGTCAGGCCGGAACGCCTTGGCGTCCCAGAACGCCTTCACGAGCGGTCCCGGACCGTCCTTGTCGAGCACCTCGTTGGCGTCCTTCCGGCTGAGGGTCATGATCTTGACCTTGCCGGGCGGGAACATCTCGCACGCCTCAGTGAGCGCCTTCTGGCCGGGCTCGTCTCCGTCGAAGCAGAGCACGATACTGTCGAACGCCATCAGCTTGTCGTAGTCGGCCAAGAAGGCCTTCTTGACAGAGCCAGAGCCGTTCGGGAGCGACCCTGTGGGCGTCGTGTACTTGCCGTTCGTCAGCGCCTGATGCACTGACATGCGGTCAATCTCGCCCTCGGTGATGACGACGAACTTGCCCTTGGCAGGCCACGACCACGAGCCGATGACGCCCCCGTTCTTCTTGTACGGGCTGTCGCCAATCCAGCTGAATTGCTTCTTGCTGTCTCGTGTCTTCTGGTCGATCACGCGACCCTGCGCATCCTTGATGTTCTGGATGTGGATGCGCTTGCCGTTCTTGCTCTCACCAATCTGGTAATCACAGGCCCGGCAGGTCTCCTCGGTGATACCTCGGGAGATCAAGCCTTCGTAGTGCCCCTTGATGGGGACGAACGTCTTCTCTTCTTCAACCTCACCGAACTCATTCGGCTTTGGCTTGCTCTTGGTGGCGCCTTCCACTCCGTCCTTGAATTGCTTCTCGCAGACTTGGCAGTAGCTGCCATCGTCGTAGACCGAGAGCCCGTCCGATGATTTACCGCACGGGCACTCTTCGTGGCGAATGAAACCCAAAGGGTTACTTGGCGAGACTGTAGGAGGCGTAGGAGCCGCCGACTTCATCCTTCACCACTTCGGTGACGATGTCGTAGCCCTTGCGGCGCAGCTTCAGGATCACGTCGGACAGACGCGGGATGTGATAGACACCCATCGCCTTCATCTGCGTGATGTTCTTGCCGTCCTTCAGATGCTGGAGGATGACGCGCTGCTGCGGGCCGAGGTTGATGTCAGTGGCGAGGTCCGTGTGGCTCCCTACGGTGAACGTGTCGTCGTTGACCTTCTTCAGCATGTAGTCAGGGATGTACCAGTTGGTGCCGAGACGAACGCCGTCTTCGAAATGCCCGCGACCCTTGGCGTCCTTCTCGCTGAACTGCACGAGTTGCAGGTACCCGCGGCCAGTGTCACCAGTATAGGTCGGGATGATGGTGCCGGTGAGACCGTTGGTCCAGCAGCCGATGTCGATGCTGATGACCTTGTCGCCAACTTTTAACTTGGACTTCGCCATGTCGATCACTTTCTCTTCTTGGAGGGTTTGAGATACGCTTTGATTTCGTCGATCCACTCAGGCGGCACGACCTTCTCGCACCACTTGAAACCGTGGTCCGTCGCCCACTTGGCGTACGTGGTCTTGCTGCCGCTGTAGATTTTCGTTGAGGCGCGACTGAAGATGAACCTGATGTCCAGCTCCGGGTGCTGCTCCTTCAACATGATGAACTTCTGTCGTTCCTTGACAGCAGCGTCCTTACTGCCAACCATCTGCTTGCCTTTGAAGCCCTTGTAGTTGCCACCGAAGGCGCCCTTGGGTTCGAGGATGATGGGGCAGTCTGGGAACGAGAAGTCCGGCAGATACTTCGCCTCTCGTGCAGGAACGACGTAGCGTATCCACTGTGCTTCGTGGGCATACGCTACGCCTTCCTCGTCGAGCTGCTCCGCTACCTGCTTCTCAAGCCCAGATCGAAACGTGGGCTCAAGCGTCAGTGCGGGGGCAGTCATCAGAACGGAATGTCGTCTTCGTCTTCGTCGTCAGCGTCGGAGCTGTCTTCGGAGGCGGACGCATTCTTCTTGGAAGCCGTGAAGCCTTCCTCTTCCTCGAACGGGTTCGCACCACCATTCGTCACCAGCTCCAGAATTTGGTAGCTGTTGAGATACAGGTTGATGCCGCCGCCGAAGCCCGTGTACGGGTTCACGGTGACGTAGTTCTTCGTCACGGTGCCGCCACTGATCTTCGGGAGGTCCTTGTCCGCGATTTCGTTCTTCATCGCGTCGAAGGCGGCGGGCTTGTAGTCCTCACCGCTCGTCACGGTCAGGGTCAGCTCGCCAGTCTTCTTGTCCTTCTTCCACGGCTTCTTGCCGTCCTCCACGTCGAACTTCTTCATCATCTCGTCCAGCCACGCGTCCACTTCGCGGTGGTCCGCGTCGTTGAACTTGAGGTTCGTGATGAAGCGTCGCTTCTCGGCACCGCTCGGGCGGCCCTTCTTGTCAACCGGCTGGTAGACATCGACTTCGTTCAGCTTCGGCCACACGTTGATTGCAGCCGGGAGGACCTTCTTAATCTTCTTCGTCATTGAAATGTTAGTTCAGGCTTTCTTGGAGAGTAGGTAGCCGAAGAGTACAGCCATCGCTAAAATTGCGATGCCGAGGATGTCTTCGGATGACATCAGGCGACGAGCGCCTTGATCTTTTCAGCGACAGCGGTCGCCTTCGTTGCAGCCGTGTTGGCCACATCGGCAGCCTTCGTCGCGTCAGCAGCGAACTGCGTGGCGTGGGCAGCCTTCTTCAGCTGCAGCTCAGCGGCGCGCTCCAGCTTCGTGACGGTGTCTGTGAAGGTGGAGATGATTGCCTCGACGTCATGCTCGATGACAGCCTCGGCCTTCGCGAAGAGTGCTTTGATCTTGGAGAACATCAGTCGTTCGCTCCAGGTTAGACGTTGCGGCGGGACACGCAGATAGCGCCCCACGTGGTTTGCAGGTCACCGCCAGTGCAGAGCTTCAGCGGCTTCTTCTTGGTGCCCTTCGGGACTTGGTAGCCCCGAGGGTATTCGATGGTGCAGGCAGGGCCTGCTTCGGCGGCAGTCGCCACAAATGCAAAGAGGGCCACGAGGCCCCCTGCGATTACTCGGCTAAACATCCGAGTGCTCCTATGATCAGGACCGCCGCCATGTAGGCGACGAAGATGTGCTCGAACATCAGACCAACGTGTACCTGCTGTTGCGGGTCTCGACTTCACCCGTGGCTTCGTCGTGGTTCACGATGGCGCTGGTGCGTATCCAGAATTCATCGCGGTCGCCTGTCGTGCCGAGGATCACGGAGAAACCACCGTGGTCCTTCTTGTGCCAGTTCTTGATGACGCCTTTGTGCGGCTTGTCGCTCACTCGGTGGCCTCCAGCTCTTTGAGCACAGCGTCTTCGTGTTCGTCGCGCTGGGCTTTACGCAACGCCTCGATCAGCTGCAGCTTGGTGTACTCCTCGGGCTTCCACTGGTCCTCAAGGCCATAGCAGGAGCAGTGCCCGCCGCTGACCGTGTAGTAGCTGCGGCCCTTGCGATAGATCACGTAGGTCGAGCAGTCGTAGGAGCCATCGCTGTCGTAGAACGCCAGCAGAACCTGAGAGGGCTCAGGCTCCTTCATGTCGAACGAGTGCTGGACGTCCTGCCAGTTATCCCAGCCCATGTCCCCGCAGTAGACGTCACGAGGCACGGTAGGCCTTCACGAACTCGCGGGTGAACGTGCGCCGCTGGTCCTTGTCCATGTGATACAGGTCGAACTTCACGGGCTGCCCATCGGCGCCGCGCACGGTCACGTCGAACTTCGATGCGCCCATGTGGATGATTGCACGCTCTTTCACTTCAGGTCTCCTTTGGATACGGCTTGCCAGACGCAAGGATTGCGTAGTGGCGGTCGGCCATCTCTTGCTCGGCATCGCGCAGAAACGCTGTGAGCCACGCTGAGCCCTCCCAGAGGAGGATGTCGCGTGTCTCTTCAGGGCTCCAGTTGACGTTGGCGTTCGCAAGCTTCTGGCGGATGTGCTTCGGCAGCTCGTCGTAGGTGGACATAGAGCCTTCCACCACGACGAAGGTTGAGGTGTTATTTCGGCGCGCCAAACTTACCCTCAAGTACGCGAGCCTGCGTGTTGAGCGCGAAGGCGAGAGCCTCGGCCTCACCCAGCTTCAGCTCGGCTGAGATCACGGTCGGCGCCATGCGGACGACGTCGTAGCCTCGGCCTGCCTTGTTCGGCGTGGTGATGTACATGCCTTCCATCAGGCAGCCCTCAGTTGGTCCGCGATGCGGATGTGCCGCGCGTAGGTCTCGTAGTCGCGCTTGCGGTAGGCCTTGAGAGCCTGCGTGGCGTGCCAGTCGGCGGCATTGAGGTTGGTCAGGGGAACGTAGCCGGTCATCCGTGCTTCCTTCGATCATTGAGCCAATCAGCGAGCTGCTGGGCGTGCGGTGTGGGCATCTCGTATTCGGAGATGATGCGGTCGCCTAAAACGACAACAGACCCGCGAGGGGTCTGCTTGGTCGAGTAGAGCTTGGGTTGGATGCCGGGGCCTCCGGTGAACCCGTGGGGCCAGTGGTCCGTGCGGTAGGGCGTGACAGGCCCGTTACCGAAGGGCGAGACGTACTCGCCGCGCTCATTGTACATCAGTCCTCCAGCTCGGTGCCGGGGACCATCCACGTTGACCACGAAGGCATCCACACGAGGCCGTAGTGGACGAAGTCGCCCTCAGGGCTGTAGTTGTCGTATTCCCACATCTCAGTGCTTTCCGATCTGTTGCAGCAAGCGTGCTTCCAGCTCTCCAGTGTCCACGCCCTGCGCTTGCAGCTGAGCCCGTGCCGCCTCGGGCACAGGGACGCTGTTGAGGATCGCGGCGCGGAAGATGCGCATCGGGTTGGTGTGTTCACGCGAATGCGTAACGTGCATTGAGTATCTCCTTCAGGTCTAGTGCGCCCTTCTCAGGCACTCCAATGAAACCAGCTTGGGTGAGGTTGTTTTCCAGACGCTCCTGCCCGGCCTCGGTGAGGTCGTGCCTTGCGCTGTCGTACAGCTCCGACATGATGTCGTGCTTTTCGTACATCCGCAGGAACGTCTCGCGGATGATCTTGTTGAACCGAGGAGCGTCACAGGCGAGGCAGCCGAAGCTGTCGTGCACAGTGGCGATGTCGGTGATGCCTTCGTCTGCAGCCGCACACACGGACAACAGAAGATGACTAGCGTCGAGCGAATGGACTACGTTGGGTGCTACACCCGCCGCGCATTTGTCCTTCGCCATCGCCTTCTCGGCACCAGTTGCGATGGTGACCAGAGAGCGGCGCTTGACGCCCTTGTCGTAGCAGAACAGCTCCACCCTCTCGGTGGTGCTCTCGT